TATTGGTGGCATGAGGGTGTCGGTATGTTCTGCATCTTATTTGGGGGATGTGGATATTCCTTCTTGTGTATTTGATAAGGAAATCTTGGATTATCTGAAGTTCAGATTAAAAGTAAATAGTTATATTAATGTGCAGCAACTACCTAATAAGTTTCAAACCCAATTAAGAGCACCGATTGGTTTGTATTTAGATGAGTGGATGAAAGAAGAATTTAATAATGGCGTTAGCAAATGATACGGCGGTACCTGTCCCTAATGGATGGGTATTGGCTAAGTATTTAAAGAAGGGCGATTATGTCATGGGTTCTTCTGGTAAGCCTGTGCAGATAACATCTATTCAAACGTATACACCCCGTAAGATGTATGAAATGGTTATGCACGATGGGGTTTATGTTATGGTGGATAAACATGCCAAGTTCCCAGTTGATACCAGCTATGACAGGATTAATGAAGCAAACCTCAAGCATCAGAGAAAGCGTTGGCATAAACAAAGGTACGTTACAATTGAGGGGATGTTAGAGCATGGGTTGTTAACGAAATGGAATAGGAAGTTCTATGCCATCCCTAATTGCCAACCCATAGAGTTCATGAGTGAAGACCACCCAGTGCCGCCGTTTATTGTTGGTTTGTGGGCAACTAGAATGAATAAAACGAATTGCTATTTGGTGCCAGTAGAAAACCTAGAGTATATTCGTAAAGAGATTAAGATGGTGGGGTGGTCAACCAAATTGATAGGGGAGCGTAAGGTTGAGGTGCGTCCTTCTATATCCACTTCGTTTCTTACCAAGTACTACACCAAACCGACCTCACTGCCGATTGAGTACACCTTTGGGTCTGTGGATCAACGGATTGACTTATTGCGTGGGTTGTTATCAATCAAACCGGGATGCTACAAAGAAAAGTATCATCGCTTTGAATTGAGAAGTACTGACATAAATTTTTTAATCACATTACAAGGCGTGTGTGAATCTCTTGGAATCAAAACATTTGTGCATTCTAAAGAGAAGAGTTTGTCACACTTGCTTATTTTTAAAACCAATATCAAACTGGTACCGAATCAAAAGTATCAGGAACGTATGATGAACGCTGGTCGACGATTAGTTTCCAAAATCGAGGAAGTGCCACCGATTGAGTGCGTTCATATTGAAACAGCAGAGCCCTTCGTAGTAGGGCAGGGATTTTTACCAATATGGCATTAAGCAAAAAACAAGAAGCAATTCTGCCGGCTTTTGCAACAAAGAACAAACACTGGCCAAAAGACCAACTTGACCTAGCTCTGTGGAGAGTGAGATGGGAGTTGCAAGCGTTGGAACATCAGAGAGAACCCGAAGATGGAGAGTATGACACCATGCTCATGTTGGCGGGTCGTGGTGCTGGTAAGACATACACAGCGTCTAACTGGGTTGGACAACGTGCAGCTCTCTACAACGGTACTCGTTGGTTGGTGACAGCGCCGACATCAAACGACATCCGAGCAACATGTTTTGAGGGTGACTCTGGGTTGCTGAACATCATCCCACATTCTTTGATTGACACCTACAACAAATCGTTGTTTGAGATCCACCTTAAGAATGGATCGATGATACAAGGCATCCCTGGTTCAGAACCAGAGCGTTATCGTGGTAAGCAGTTCCATGGAGCTTGGTTTGACGAGTTGGCGGCGTTTGATTACTTGGATGACGCATGGGACCAAGCACAGTTTACGTTGCGTTTAAGAGATCCTAGACTTGCCCGTGTTCAGCAGATCGTAACCACCACACCTAAGCCACGAGAGTTGATCGTGGACTTGAACGAAGGTAAGGTTGGTGGGGACGTGTATGTGGTAAACGCATCGTCTTATGCTAATAAAGAAAATCTATCAAAGTCGTTCTTCAAAGCCCTAGAAGCCTATGAGGGCACAGACCTTGGTAAACAAGAGATTTATGGCGCGATCCTTGATCCAGAAGATGCGGGTATTATTAAACGTAAGTGGTTTAAGTTATGGCCAGCTAAAAAGCCAACCCCAGAGTTGGAGTATGTAATTGCGTCATATGACCCAGCAACCTCTGAAAAAACAGTAAACGACCCAACTGCTTGTACGGTGTGGGGTGTGTTTGAGAACGCCGATGTGGGGACTTGTTTGATCTTGTTGGATGCATGGGACGAACATATGTCTTATCCAGAATTGCGCCGTAAAGTAATCAACGACTACAAGGAAGTGGTGTATGGGGCTGACAATGATTTTGCCAAGGGGCGTAAAGCAGATCTAATTTTGATGGAAGATAAGTCAGCTGGTATTTCCCTAATCCAAGAACTCCAAGGTGCTAGTATCCCTGTAAGGGGTTATAACCCTGGTAAAGCAGATAAAGTACAGAGGGTGAACATTGTGGCACCTCTCATTGCTAAAGGCAAGGTGTACATCCCAGAAGACCCCGAGATAGCTAAAGAGGTTGCCCACTGGGCAAAGCGTTTCATTCGCCAAGTGTGTTCGTTCCCAGAATCAAAAGGACATGATGACTATGTGGATGCTTTGAGTCAAGCGCTACGAGTTTTGAGGGACAGTGGATGGATCCAGTTAGATCCATTGCCGTTTAGGGATCATAGTTATGTGGATGACGAGATGAGGAAGAAGAGATACAATCCCTACGCAGTCTAGGGCGAAACCCCCAGCTTTTGTGCATAAGTAGTAATAGATATGAATCTAATTAAATCTCCTCTCTCTTATGCATTGAACAAAGCGGGTGTTCCTACTTTAGCTAATGGGGGAAAGCCACCTAAAACTATTAAAGCGGTTAAGTTTTCACCCACTGGTATTCCACAGCAGTATGTTCAGTATGTATCTGATCCTACAAAGTATTCTTTGGAAGAGGGAGTGATTGAGGCGTACCGTGCTAACCCAAAGAATAGATTTGGCGCTAAAGATTTTATTGAAACACAATCAACCAATTTAAATTCAAACCAGATTAATGCTTACATGAAAGCATTAAGAGATGCCCAGCACTTTGGAGTTAAACCATTAACACCAGAGCAATTAGCCACTATGGCGTTAATAGAGGGGCGCAGTGACCTTGGTTATGATATGTTTAATTACAACAACCCTAAAGCGGTTAAGTTGGCAGACATGTTAACCACAGGCATGGGACACGACCCACAAGCAGCTGGTTTTGCGGCAGCAATTTTGGATAAACAGCAACAAGCTGAAAGAACAGGCATTCCATTCACAACACTATGGAATGGCACTGGTCGTGGAACAGGCGGCACTGGTGCGGACTATACAAAACGATATAATGCGGCGTATAATACGGGTGCGTATGAGCATCCTAAAAACTCGCAACTTTATGAAGCAATTGCAACTGGCTTATTGCCAGACCCAATAAAAGCAACAATGCCACAAGTAGACGCTATGGGCAACCCAACTGGAATGAAATCTGGTGGTTCTGTAGCAGAACAAAAAGCATTTTTGAAATTTAAGAAAAAATAACCTATGCCAATGTTACCAATCGCCCAAGGCTCAAACTTACCGTCTTTAGATAGAAATGAAGATGTTCAAGAAGCTACAATGCAAGACAAAGAAATTGAGCACTTTGAAGAAGTGCTTAATATGGAGCCAGGTGAAGCTGAAGAAGAAGTGATTGAGTTAGATGATGGCTCTGTTATCATCAACTACAAACCAAAAGAAGGTCCTAATCAAAATCCAGAGTTCTATGCTAACTTAGCAGAAGAGTTAGACGAAGATGTCTTATTAACATTAGCAACAGAATATATTGACTTAATCGAAGTTGATAAAGAATCAAGGAAAGACCGTGATAAGCAATATGAAGATGGACTTCGCCGAACAGGACTTGGAAAAGATGCACCAGGTGGTGCGACATTCGATGGCGCAAGCAAAGTCGTTCACCCTGTCATGGCAGAGGCGTGTGTTGATTTTGCAGCATCAAGCGCTAGAGAACTACTTCCTTCTGATGGCATTGTTAAGTCCGAAATAAAAGGCGAGGCTGACAGACAGCGTTTAGATACGGCAGAACGGAAAGCAACATTCCTTAACTGGCAATTAACAGAACAAATTCCAGAGTACCGAGATGAGATGGAGCAGATGTTAACTCAGCTTCCACTAGGCGGTTCTCAGTTCTTCAAGTGGCGCTATGACTATGAGCAGAAGCGTCCAATGTGTGAGTGGATTCCAATTGACAACATCCTCTTACCTTATGCGTCAACTAACTTCTATACATCAGCTCGTGTTACAGAAGTACAAGACATTACAGAAGATGTGTATCAGCAACGTGTTGAGCAAGGTATCTATAGAGATGTAGAGATTGCTCGTCTTTCTGAGATGGCCTTAGATGACCAAACACAATCATCTAAAGCGAATAACAAGATTGAAGGTCGCGATCTACCACAAAAGAACGTGGACGGTGTTCGTCGTATTTATGAGATCACTTGTTTCTTACGTTTAGAAGAAGACTCAGAAACAGAAGGTCGTCGTGCTCCATACATCTTGACCATTGATGAAGAATCAAGTAAAGTATTAGCCTTATATCGTAACTGGGAATATGGAGATGACAAACTCACGAAATTGGATTGGTATGTGGAGTTCAAGTTCATTCCTTGGCGCGGTGCTTATGCTATTGGCTTGCCTCATCTTATTGGTGGTTTGTCTGCTGCTCTTACCGGCACTCTTCGTGCTTTATTGGACTCAGCACACATTAATAACAGTCAAACAATGCTCAAGCTCAAAGGCGGACGCATTAATGGACAAAGTGACCGCATTGAGCCGACGCAAGTATTAGAAATTGAAGGTGCTCCTGGTGTTGATGATGTTCGTAAGATCGCCATGCCAATGCCTTTTAACCCACCATCAAGCACACTATACAACTTACTAGGTTGGTTAACAACTGCCGCTAAAGGTGTAGTAACTACAGCAGAAGAGAAGATTGGTGAAGCTAATGCCAATACGCCAGTAGGGACAACACAAGCGTTAATCGAACAAGGTGCTAAAGTATTCTCAAGCATCCATGCTCGTTTACATAGATCACAAGCTAAGAACCTAGCAATTATTGCTCGTCTAAATCATTGGTATTTGGATGAGATGGACAACGAATCTGGAACTGAAATTGAAGTTCGAGATTTTGCAGAGAACAATGATATCAGACCAGTATCTGATCCTAACATTTTCTCTGAAACACAACGATTGGCGCAAGCACAAGCTGTTTTACAAATGGCTAATGCGGCACCACAACTGTACGATTTAAGGGCAGCACACCGCCGAGTTTTAAAACAACTCAAAGTTCCTGCAATTAATGAGATATTGCCCGATCCAGATGGAATCAAAGAATCGAATCCAGCGTTGGAGAACGTAGCAATGTCCATGGGTCGCCCTGCGGCGGCTTATCCCGATCAGGACCATATGGCGCACATCAGGGTTCACCTTGCTTATGCACAAGATCCTAACTACGGCGGTAGTCCCTTAATCGGTCCTTCATTTGCACCACAAGCGTTGAACCACATCAAACAGCATTTGACATTGCATTACTTGCAAACAATGCGTAGTTATGTGGCAAAAGCTTCTGATGGTACAGACACATTGCATTTGCATGAAGAGAAACCATTGACAGTAGAAGATCAACAAGCACTAGCGTTGGCCGCACAATTGGTAACTCAAGATTCTCAAATGGCGTTCCAAGAATCTCAACCAGCTTTGATGGGTTTAGTACAAAAAGTACAACAACTTCACCAAGCTCAAGTTGAGCAGGCAGCTATGGCTGACCCAACTGCGAACATGTTGATGAAGACCCAAATGGCAGAGACACAGCGTAAAGCTCAAGAGTCTCAAGCATACTTGCAAAACGAAATGCAGAAGCAACAACAAGACTTCCAATTGGAAGTAGCTAAGTTGCAACAGCAAGTTCAAGAGTTGCAAACTAAATACTCAACACAAAGCCAGATTGATAGCCAGAACAACGCAACACAAATTGCGTTGGCAAACATTAACAATGCGGCAAAAGAACGTGTTGCTTCTATCAACGCAGGAGCTCAATTTAACCAGCAACAAACTCAAATTGAGCACGAGCAGACAATGGCGGCTGTAGAGGCAATTGAAACGGCTAGACAAGATATCAGACAGCATGGAATTGCTGTGGAGCAACAAGCATTCCAAAACCAAGCTTCACAAATTCAAAAAGATATCGAAACAAGACAAAAAGCTACACTAGCGGAACAACAACACAGACAACAATTAGAGCAACAAGTATTACAACAACAAGCTCAACAAATGGCGCAACTTCAGCAAGCTCCTCAACAGCCATCTGAAGTGTTTCAAGGCGAGCAACAAACCCCAAATGGAGAACAATAATGGCTGAAAATTTAAAAGGCTTTCGTCAAACATACCAAGAAACTGGTAAAGTATCAAGCGGTGGTGGCCCAGCAGCCGCCATTGACAAAGGAACATCTGGCTCACACAGAGATAACAACTGGAAGCGTGGCGCAGCACAAGGCAAACTAAAGAACGCTGGCAAAATCGGTCCAGGTAAAAATTTAAATGAGCTTAAGGGCGGAAACTTCTATTAATTAGGGCGGAATCTTAATACTTCTTGCATAAGTAGAAGTATGAAGGACTTAATTTCAGAACTAATTGAGCGTTTGAAAAACGCTGACAAACATTTTGCAGACAGTATCGCTAGTGGGATGAATATCCATGACTTTCCAGCGTACCAAAGGCAAGTGGGGAATCTTGAGGGTATACGTCGTGCCAGAGAGATTCTTGAAAACTTACTATCAGAAGACGACGAAGCATAACGAGCCGTAAGGCTTAAGGAGGTTGCCGAATGGCAATTGATATGAAGCGGGATGATGACCCAGATTTACGCAGTGAAGAAGAATGTTTCCCTGTGGTAGATCATGGTGTTGAAGTGGTTGGTGACCGAGTATTGGTTCAACTACGCAGACAAAAAGTAAAGAGCAAAGGTGGCATCATTTTTGTTGACGAAACTCAACAAACACTGAAGTTCAACGAAACAGTAGCTAAGGTAGTACAAGTTGGTGCCCTAGCATACAAAAATCTAGAAGACTTGAGCCCTTGGATTGAAGGTCCTTGGTGTAAAGAAGGCGATTTAGTTCGCACAATCAAGTACGGTGGTGACCGTTTTGTTGTAGATCCAGGTGATGATGGTGGTGCAGTGGTATTTATCACACTCCAAGCTCGAGAAATCATCTCAAAAATTAAATCATTCGAACACGCACAGAAGATGCGAGCTTTTGTGGATTAAAAATGGCTCAAACACTAGAACAAGTACGAGAATATCGTAGAAAAACTCCAAGGTTTAACTTGTATAGTACTTTGAGACTTGCCAAAAAGCGAGCAGAAGTAACAATTGACGTTGAATATCTATTAAATTTATTTGAAGAACAAAAAGGTCTTTGTGCCTTAAGTGGAATAAAAATGACTTGGGCTACTGGAAAAACAGAACCCACATCAATTTCAATAGATAGAATAGATAACAGCAAAGGTTATGTTCAAGGCAATGTTAGATTGATTTGTATGGTAGTTAATGCCTTTAAAAGCACCCAAACTGATGACGAACTTTATGAGTTTGCCAAAAAATTGGTTGAAAATATGGCAAAAACTAAACCAAATTAAAATTTTGAAAGAAAATTATGGCAGAAAATGAAAATATTCCAGTAAAAGAGCTGGAAGATGGCAGTGCAAAGGTAGCAATTGGTTTAGAAGAAGACCATTTTGCTGAAGAAGTTGAAGAAAAAGCCGAAGGTGGTAAAGTTGAAGCGTCTGATGATGATCATGACGACGAAGAAGACCACGATGAAGAGCAAAATGACGGCAATGAAGACGAAACAGACGAAGAACGAGAGAAAATTCGTGAAGCTCGTCGTGAAGAGCGTCGTTTAAAGAAGGATCTCAAGCGTCAGAGAGATATTTCTGCAAAAAACAAGATTACGGCACTAGAAAGACGTAATGAAGAGTTAGCAAGACGATTAGCAGCAGTAGAATCATCTGCATCTTCATTCCAATTTGCTCAAATTGACAAAGCTATTGAAGACGAGACAACTCGTATTGAATACGCTAAGATGAAATTGTTAGAAGCAACGCAAAATAACGATGCAGCTTCACAAGTTGAGTATCTAGAGCAGTTACAAGAATACAAAGGTCGTTTAGCACAAATCCAAGCTCATAAAAAGGCTCAATTGGAAGAAGCCAAGCGACCAAAACAGAACGTTCCGAATGAAATCTCTACTGAGGTTCAGCGTAACGCAACTGGTTGGTTGAAAAAGAACACATGGTACGATCCACAAGCAAGAGATACAGATTCACGTATTGCTAAAGTGATTGACCAAGAATTAGCAGCTGATGGTTGGGATCCAGCAGACCCAGAGTATTGGGATGAGTTGGATAATCGTCTATCAGCCCGATTGCCACATCGGTATTCTGCAAAAACTGGCGGAGCAAAGAGAGTAACACCAACTGCATCAAGCAGAACGGCAAACTCTTCTGGCAAAGTAGGTAACACAATCACGTTAAGTCGTGAGCGTGTACAAGCAATCAAAGATGCTGGAGCATGGGATGATCCTGCTCGACGCAGCAAAATGATTAAAGCTTACACCGAATTTGACAAACAAAACCGCAATTAAAGGATAGGATATCATGGCAAATACAAGAATTAAACGAGATTTAGACGACAGATTAGTAGACCGGGTAGCGGAAGTAAAAGCTAGAACGGAAAGTACTGAGGATATCAGTAAAAGGGAGCGATTAGAAGCGTTCCGTGATAAATGGGCAAACAGTGCTTTGCCTGATTTACCCAAGGATATTATCCCTGGGTTCCATTTGTGCTGGTTGTCAACAACCAACACTTATGACAGTATCGACAAACGTATGGCATTGGGCTATGAGCCAGTGAAAGCCGCTGAGTTAGGTAAAGGCTTTGAAGCACTAGGTAAGATGAGTTCGGGCAAGTTTGAAGGCTGTGTGTCTTGTAATGAGATGGTTCTCTTCAAGTTACCAGAAGATATCTATCAAGAAGTAATGCGTATGCTCCATTTGGAGGATCCGCTTGAACACCAACGTAATATCACTGCACAAGTTCGCGACACTGCGCAGGGAAATAAAGGCGGACGTTCAGTTCTTGAAGGTGGTTTGCTGGAAATGGAAAAGGAAACACAAAGAGCGAACAATACAAATATTCGCTTCCAATAACAAACTTTATTCAACAAAGGAAAATAAATAGATGTCAACAACATTTAAACCCTTTGGTTTGAAGCCTGTTTACCATCCAAGTGGTTTGGATCGTGCAGTACCATTCGTTGGTACGAACACATACACCACTGGTACAACTTTCTCAGCACCGTATTCAATCAGTGCTGGTCAGGCTTTTTACCAATACCAACCAGTAGCATTGAACGCTTCTGGCCAATTAGGCATTGCTGCAGCATCTGCAACTGGCGGTTCAGCTGGTACAGTGTACGGCGTGTTTGATGGCGTAGAATTCACAGACTCACAAGGTCGTCGTTCAGTAGCTAAGTGGATCTCTTACGAAGCTCTTGCTGCTTCTACACAAATCGTATTCTGGATCTTCCAAGACCCAGCATTGGTTTACGAAGCTCAAGTACGTGGTTCTGCAACTACTGCATACATTGGTCGTGAATATGACTTTGATACAACATCAGGCTCTACAACAGCTTCTGGTACATCAATTGGTGTAGGCGGTGCAGGCTTCTCTACAACAGCTTTGGCAGCAGCTCCTGTTGCTACAACTGTTCAGGGTCAAGTTCGCGTAGTAGGTTTAGGCCGTGAAGTAGCTTTCCCAACAGGCGAATTGAACGCTTGGGGCGACGCTTACACGATTGTTCAAGTCCAAATCGCTAACAACACATTCGTAGCGCCTAAGGCTTCGATTTAATTTATAACGAAAGGTAATAAGCAATGGCAACTCCAATGCGTAGTACGGACTTTCGTGCGGTAGTCGAGCCGATTATCAACGAAGTCTTTGATGGCGTTTATGAACAACGCGATGACGAGTGGAAAGGTTTTGTAGAACAAATCCAAGGTATTCCACGTAACTATCACGAAGAAGTAATGCTCTTCGGTATGAATGCAGCTCCTGCAATGCCTGACGGCACACCAGTTAGCTACGATCAAGGTGGTACATTATACATTACTCGATTCATTTACCAAATCTATGGTTTGGCATATGCATTGACTAAAGTATTGATGGAAGACGGCGATCACATCCGTATCGGTAGCACTTTCGCTAAACACTTAGCTCAGTCTATGATTGAAACTAAGGAAACTCTATGCGCTAACTTGTTGAACTTCGCGTTCACAAGCGGTTATGTAGGCGGTGACGGCGTAACTTTGATTAACACAGCTCACCCAGTAGCAAACGGTTTAACATACTCTAACCAATTGTCAACAGCAGCTTCATTGTCTCAAACTTCTGTAGAACAGATGTTGATTCAAATTCGTAGCGCTATCGACAACAATGGTAAGCGTATCCGTTTGAAGGCAGAACAGCTAGTAGTACCTCCAGCTTTGGAATTCCAAGCTGAAGTTATTCTTAAGTCTGTATTGCGTTCTGGTACTGCCGACAACGATCTTAACCCGATTAAGTCAACAGGCATGTTACCAAAAGGTACACACGTTGTTACTCGTTTGAGCTCAAGCAAA